TGCATTTATTTTCTCCTTTTCCTCTGTCCAAAGAACAGCATATATGTGTATCAATTCCGCTGCTTCTACATAGCGGTCTAAAGAAGCGTTTACAAAAGTTTTAAAGGTTTGTCTGTCAATATGTTCTTCATCGAGAAGTTCAAACATATATGAAAGGCTGTAGGGGCCGTAAGAAAGATAGTCCAAAGCCCTTTCAACTTCCTTGTTTGTTTTGATGTCTCTCTTGTTTAACATTCCCTTCAGTTCGTTGAGAAAGAAAGAAGCAACTATTTGAGGTTTTGTTTTCTTTACTCTTTCTTCTTTCACTTCTTGCTCCCGTTAAACTGATGTAAGAAGACACCAAAACAATCAACAAACACCTCATCATGTTCATTACGACCCATAGTGAACATAATAGCATGAACAAGCTCATGGAAGAAGGTTTGCTCTGCATAGGTTTTATGCAGCCCTTCTTTGATATAAATAGTATAGGTAGACGAATCGCACCTCCCCAAGTCGGTCATTTCAGGAACTATTTTAACAGTCCATTCACTTCCAGCCAATGAGAAGGTGCTTGGTATTGCTGGTTTAGCAGCAGCCATTAGACACCACAGGAACCGCCCTTGCCAGTGATTTCACACACATCAACTTCTTCATATACAACATCCTTATGCTTCAGGGCTTCCTCGTAAGGCACAGAGGTCAGAGGCTGACCACCACGGCTTCCATCAGGATAGCAGGTAAAACCACGCAAACGAGGGGCATACTTTGCAAGCACACTAGTGAACTTGTCCACTTCTCCCTCATTGTTAAACTTAGTTCCCCAAGATGGGAGGTTGATAGTCGAGGAGATTGACATATCAACGTAGTCTTGGATGTCAGCTTGGAATTTGATTCGTTTTTCATAGTTTTCACTTAGGTCAATAGCACTTTCAATCTTGCTTGGGTCAACTCCATATTGGTCGATAAGGATTTGAGCTGTTCCGTCAATGACATACTGATACTTCCACTTTGTCCCTTCCGTGAGAAACCTTCGTTTATATGCCACAGCAAAGAGTGGTTCGATTCCTGTAGTAGTACCTGC